ACGGCGCAGAGTGGCGCACCGGTGAGTACCTTTGGCTACCGCGTTATTGTGCGCGCGGCCCCCGTTGGCAGCATCGAACGACCCGCCGCACAGCAGCGGTTCCGTGAGGATGCGCGGATTTTTACCATCGAGGCCGTGGCCGAATACGACCCGGAAGGGCGGTATCTGCTGTGCCTCGTGCAAGAGGAGCAGGTGGTATGAGCTATGCGGTTTCAGGGGCGCTTCAGTCGGCGGTATTTGCCGCGCTGAGTGGCAATGCAGCGCTGGTGGGGCTGGTGGGCAGCGCGATCTATGACGCGGTGCCTGCCGGGACGGTGCCGGACCTTTATGTCCGGCTGGGCACGGAGACGGTGCGCGAGGCCTCGGATGGCAGCGGTGCGGGCGCGGTCCATTTTCTGACCGTTTCCGTGATCACCACCAACCCCGGATTTGCCAGTGCCAAGGCGGCGGCGACTGCGGTGAGCGATGCGCTTCACGACGCGGATCTGGCACTGACGCGCGGCACGTTGGTGTCCATGCAGTTCGAGCGGGCAACTGCGCGGCGCATTGATGCGGCCAGCGCACGGCAGATTGACCTGCGCTTTCGGGCGCGGGTTTCGGACGACTAAATCTCAACGCCCAAGGGCACACGATAGGAGTACGTGACATGGCTGTTCAGGCAGGCAAGGACCTTTTGGTCAAGGTGGATATGACAACGGATGGCAACTTCGAGACGCTGGCGGGTTTGCGCGCCACGCGGATCAGCTTCAACGCGGAAGCGGTAGATGTGACTGCGCTGGATAGCCAGGGCGGCTGGCGCGAGCTGCTGGCGGGGGCGGGCGTACGCTCGGCCGCGATCTCGGGCTCGGGGGTGTTCCGCGATGCGGCCACAGACGAGCGGGCGCGCCAGTTGCTCTTTGACGGGCTGACGCCTGATTTTCAGGTGGTGATCCCCGAGTTTGGCGTGGTGCAAGGGCCATTTCAGGTGACTTCGCTGGAGTATGCGGGGCAGTTGAACGGCGAGGCGACGTATGAGCTGTCGCTGGCCTCGGCGGGGCAGTTGCAGTTCGTGCCATACGTTGATCCGGTTGAATGAGCATGGAAAACCGCTGGCGGGGAGAAGTGGGGCTGGTCGTTGACGGCCAGACCCACCGGATGCGGCTGACGCTGGGCGCGCTGGCCGAGCTGGAGGAGGATCTGGCGGAGCCGTCGCTGATGGCGCTGGTGCAGCGGTTCGAGAATGGCGGTTTCAGCACGCGTGATGTGCTGGCGCTGCTGTGCGCGGGACTGCGCGGCGGTGGGATTGAGATGGACCCGGACGCACTGGCGCAGGCCGAGATTGGTGGGGGGCCAATGCGTGCGGCGCAGGCGGCGGCGGAGTTGTTGGCGCGGGCGTTTGCGGTGCAGGCGTGAGCACCGGCTTTGACTGGCCAGCGCTGATGCGTGCGGGGCTGCACGGGCTGCGGCTGAAGCCGGATGAGTTCTGGGCGCTGACCCCTGCGGAGTTGCAACTGATGCTGGGTAGCGGGAGCGGCACTGCGCCGATGCTGCGTGACGGATTGGCGGCCCTGATGGCGGCCTACCCCGACAATGGAAAGGAACAAAATGATGAGTAGCGATGACGGTTTCGACGATCTGTCCACAGATGCGCAGACGCTGAACCAGACGCTGGGGCAGACCAGTATTCTGGTGTCGGGCTTCGACAGTGAATTGCGGCGGATGAGCACGTCTCTGGCTGCCACGGGCAAGGATGTGGCGACGCTGGAAAAAGGGCTGAGCCGCGGTTTGCGCATGGCCTTTGACGGCGTGGTTTTTGACGGCAAGAAGCTATCGGACGCGCTGAGCACTGTCGCGCAATCGTTGTCTAACAGTGCATATAACGCCGCGATCAAACCGGTAACGGATCACTTTGGTGGCCTTTTGACTCAAGGGGTTGCGGGGCTGGTGCAGGGCATTTTGCCATTCGCCAATGGCGCGCCGTTCAGTCAAGGACGTGTGATGCCGTTTGCGGACGGGGGCGTTGTGTCTCAGGCCACGCATTTCGGGATGCGCGGCGGTATGGGCGTGATGGGCGAGGCTGGGCCGGAGGCGATCATGCCACTGGCGCGCGGTCCCGATGGCAAGCTGGGTGTGCGCGCGGGCGGTGGCAGCAATGGTGGTGCTATGGTGGTGATGAACATCACGACGCCCGATGTAGCGGGCTTCCAGCGCTCGCGCGGGCAGATTGCCGCCCAGATGAGCCGAGCGCTGAGCGCAGGCCAGAAAAACCGGTAAGCGAGGGGATTTGCGATGAACTTTCACGAGGTACAATTTCCGGCCAACCTGAGTTTCGGGGCGCTGGGGGGACCGCAGCGGCGGGTGGATGTGGTCACGCTGGCCAACGGCTATGAAGAGCGCAACACGCCTTGGGCGCACTCGCGTCGCGTTTATGACGCGGGGCTGGGGTTGCGCTCGCTCGATGATGTGGAGCAGGTAATTGCGTTCTATGAGGCGCGCTTTGGCCAGATGTACGGGTTTCGCTGGAAGGACTGGTCGGATTTCAAATCCTGCAAGCCCTCGGCCGAAATTGGGCGTGGGGATCAGCAGATTGCCACGGGCGACGGCGTGCGGACGCAATTCCAGATCATCAAGACCTACCGCTCTGGGGAGCACACCTACGCCCGGCCCATCACCAAGCCTGTGAAAGGTAGTGTTCTTGTCGCGGTCGAGCAGGACGATAAGCTGGATACGGTGGACTACACCGTGGATGAGACCACGGGCGTGATCACGTTTTTCAATGCGCCCGATCCCGACACGCGGGTCTATGCGGGCTACCAATTCGATGTGCCTGTCCGCTTTGACAGTGACAGCCTGTTGACCAACATCGCCAGCTTCCACGCAGGTCAGGTGCCGGATATTCCGGTTCGTGAGGTGCGGGTATGAATGCCGGTTTCAATGAAGGGCTGGCGGCCCACTTGGGCGGTGGCCTGACCACTGTATGCCACGCCTGGGCGATCACGCGCAAGGATGGCGCGGTGTTCGCCTTTACCGATCACGATCTGCCGCTGAGTTTTGCGGGCTACGCGTTTCGCGCCGATACCGGCCTGAGTGCGCTGGCCCTGGCGCAATCGACGGGTTTGTCCGTGGACAACACCGAGGCGCTGGGGGCGCTTTCGGACGCAAGCCTGCGGGAGGACGAGATCGAGCAGGGGCGGTTTGACGGCGCGGAGGTGCGTGGCTGGCTGGTGAACTGGGCGGATACTGCCCAGCACTGGCTGAACTTCCGTGGCACCTTGGGTGAGCTGACGCGCGCAGGCGGCGGATTTCGGGCGGAACTGCGCGGGCTGACCGAGGGGCTGAACCGTCCTTTGGGCCGAGTCTATCAAAAACCGTGCTCGGCCGTGCTGGGCGATGGCAATTGTCGTTTTGATCTGTCTCAGGAGGGGTATGCTGCTGCGTTGCCGGTGCAGACGGTTACGGGGGCACGGCGTTTCGTCTGGGAGGGTTTCGAGAGTTTCGATGTGGACTGGTTTACGCGCGGTCGACTTGAGGTGCTGGACGGCCCTGCTGCGGGCATCTGGGGCACGGTCAAATCCGACCGCATCGTGGACGGCGCGCGGGTGATCGAGCTGTGGGAGCCTATTCGCGGAATTGTGACTACCGGCACGCAGGTTCGGCTGGTGGCGGGCTGTGACAAGCGGATTGATACCTGTCGGCTCAAGTTCAACAACTTTGACAACTATCAGGGCTTTCCCGATTTGCCGGGCGAAGACTGGGTGGTGTCGGTGCCCAGCAGCAGCAACGCCAATACGGGCGGGTCGCTGAGATGAGCAAAGCGCACATCATTGCCGCCGCGCGCGGCTGGATCGGCACGCCCTATGTCCATCAGTCGGCAGTGCGTGGTGCAGGCAGCGATTGTCTGGGCCTGGTTCGGGGCGTTTGGCGTGAGGTCTACGGGGCCGAGCCAGAGGCCGTGCCATCCTATTCGATGGATTGGTCAGAACCACAAGGCGAGGAGCGTCTGTGGGCGGCGGCGTTGCGGCACTTGTCGCCAAAAGCCGCTACTGAAATGGTGCCTGGTGATGTGTTGCTGTTTCGAATGCGTGACGGCGCTGTGGCCAAGCATTTGGGCATCCTGTCACAGGCGTGCGATGCACCGCGTTTTATCCATGCCTATTCCCGCCACGGCGTCGTCGAGAGCCCTCTGTCGGCACCCTGGCATCGCCGCGTGGTGGCGTGTTTTGAATTTCCCGAGGAGGTCATCTGA